TATGGTTGTCGAGCTAGCTAAAAGGTATAGGTTTAATTTTAGTCCTAGATTACATTTATTAATATGGGATATGGCCTTAAAAGTATAGTTAAATAAATATTAAATAATATGAGAATTGCAATTAGTGGGACTGGGTGTCAAGGTAAAACTACTCTTATAAGAGATTTTCTCGATCAATGGCCTTCTTATACTACATCAAAAAAAACTTATAGAGACGTTATTAAAGATAATAACCTTTCTCATTCATCAAAAACAAATAAAGACACACAATGGGATGTTCTTAATTTTATGATTGATGAACTACAAAAAACTACGAAAGGAGATAAAGTTATTTTCGATAGATGTCCTTTAGATAATTTAGTTTATAGTATCTGGTCAAATGAAAAGAAAAATTCTAATATTACAGAGAAATTTATTAAAAAGTGTATACCGTTAGTTAGAGAGAGCTTAAGATTTATTGATATTATATTTTTTACTCCTATTACTAAGGTAGCTCCCGTAGAAATAGAAGAAGACGATTTAAGGGATTCTGATTTAGATTTTATAGAAGAAGTTGATCATTTATTTAAAGCAGTTCATAGAGATCATCAGACTAATGCTAAGAGTAGTTTTTTTGTTGATGATGATAAGCCTGCTATGCTTGAAGTATTTGGAAATAGAAGAGAGCGTATAGAAATAATTAAATTATATCTTGATAAAGATGGTGATTTTATACAGCCTGGTAATATTCTTGATGAAGAAACATTACATGAAATGGAAAAGATGAAGAAAGCCTTTAATGTAAAAGATTAAATAATTATATGACCGATTATGATAAATTATGTGAGAGATATATGACGAGACAAGTCCGGTCTTTTTATCCTCGTAAATTTGAACTCTCACGTGAGTTTATTGAAGCATTTAAATTAGAATATTCAAGATTATCTGAATCTGGTCAAAATAGAAGAACTCTCTTAGAGAGGATACGTAAAGCATTATCCTTTCACCTTTAATGTTTGTAATACTCTAACAATATACTTAAGTATTTCAGATCTTACAATATCTAATTCATCAAACTTAAACGTATATATGCCATGATCGTAAGATTCTTTTTTATCAAAAGCATTTATAATTGATTTAAAACCAGATTTAGTTCCTATATCACTCTGTTGAGTGTCACCAGTAACTATATATTTTGTACCTTCACCAAACCTTGTTAATATTGTAGTTAGCTCTACTTGTGTTAAATTTTGAGCCTCATCTACAATAACACATGCATTATTAAACGTTAATCCGCGGACATAATTAACAGGTACACATTTGATATACTCTTCTGCTATTAAGCTAGATGCTATTGATTTATCGATAAATTCAGTTAATTTTTCAAATAAAGGAAAACACCATGGTAAAAATTTCTCATCTACTTCCCCAGGTAAAGACCCCATACTCTTTGAAGCAGACTCTACAATACTTCTAATATAAACAATTTCTTGTATTTTGTGCGTACGTAATAACTGTAATGCTATATATACTGAAAGATATGTTTTTGCTGACCCAGCTGGGCCGTCGACAACTGCCATTTTACAAGTATCTTTAAAGCAAGTTTCGAGAAACCTGTCATGTACGGGAGTTATTTCGTATTTTTGTTTTACATCAAAATCTAAGAATCTATTTTCTTGTATGCTTTCTTCAATTTCGTTATTCTTTATTACTGTTTTTCTACTAACTCGACGTCCGCTAAGCGCAGTCTTCTTAGTTGAGTTAGAAACCGACGTAACACGTCCTTTTCTAGCCATATCTTTAACTATTTAATGGATTTATGTCAATTATAAACTAAAATATTATGGTGGATATATTGCTATCATGTTTGACGTTCAAGGAATATACAGGTTCCGAGATTTATTTTTATGAAATAGCCACCGCACTACATAAAGCAGGTCATAATGTACATCTCTTCTCACCTATTCATGGGTCACCTCTCACTGATAAAATAGACAATGTATTTTTCGCAGATAGATATAGTGTAGATAACATGCAATACGATATAGTTATATTTTCACATGGAAATGTTATATGGGATTACATAAAAAATGTTAAGGCAAAAAAATTTATAAATGTTGTTCATTCAGAAGTACTAGAATTAGAAGAACCACTTATTAATTCAAAAGTAGATTTATATGTAGGCATAAGACCATCAATTGTTGAGTTTATTAAAAGTAAAATAACTCCTACACACCAGTTTCAACTGGACTTCTGTCAAGTTGAATTAATATATAATCCATTTGATTTCGATAGATTTAATTCTAAAAAATGTAAGAAGAATAATAAAAAAGATAAAACAGTCCTCTTTCCAGGAAGCTTGGATTATTTGCGATATAAACCGTTAAGATATTTACTTGATCTCTCCGAAAAACAAAATTTTAAAGTTATACACGTTGGTAGAAACGACTATTCTATAGTACACCCTAATTTTATTACCTATGAGCCCGCTTGGAACGTGGAAAAATATTATAAAAAATGTGATATTGTATCAGGTATATTTTTAGGCCGAACTTCTATAGAGGGACTATTATGCGGTAAAAAGATATTACAATTTGATGTTGATAATAAAGGTAATATAAAACAAGTATATTGGCATACTGAAGATAATTTACAAAAATTTAATAAACATACAATAGCAAAACAACTTCTTTGTGAATAAGAAAATACATATAGTTTTAAGTTACAAAAATAGAAAGACTCAATTTCTTTATACATTAAAAAAATTAGATGAATTTAATTTTTTAGATAAGTCCACAAATAGATTAACAGTCATAGTTGTTGATGACGGTAGTGATGATGATAATAGATTAGAGGATATTATAGATAATTATAATTTTAAAATAACTTTATTTAGAATAGAGCCTGAACAAAAAACTTGGGAAAATTATACTTGTGTACAATATAATATAGGATTTCGCTTAATTGACGGTAACGATGATGATCTTGTAATTTTACAAAACCCTGAATGTGTACATAAAGGTAATATTTTAAAATATTCTTTAGATAATGTAACTCATAAAGATTATCTTGTATATAGCTGTATTAACTTATTTGAAAAGCAAACTCAAAGTATACTGACAACAGATACTTGTCAGCTTGGCCCGGACCACGTCGGTCCTGAAGGATCGCGAGGTATTCTAGTAGGCGGTATTGACTGGTATGTTCATCCAAAGTGGAATCCTAGATATTTTCATTTTTGCAGTTGTATGACGTATAAAAATTTAAAAAAACTTAACGGTTTTGATATGAGATTTATATACGGTCATGCATTTGATGATGATGAATTTGCTTTAAGAATTGAGAGGTTAGGTTTAAATAGAAAAATTATTTTAGATCCGTATGTTTGTCATTTATATCATAAAAGGTTCGATCCAACCCCAGATGATAAAAAACGGTGGTCTAGTCTGTTTTATAATAGAGACTTATTTGAAAGTATAAAAAAATCAGATACTGAAACTTATGCAGTTAATAAAAATACTTTATTTGGACTACCTGACGACATTACTACTATATTTTCCCAAGATTGGGGATTTGATCAGATTCCTAATTTTGAATTAGTTACAACAAAAATACCAAAAATTGCTAATTTTTATTGGGGTGGAGATAAGATGTCTTTTTTGCGCTATTTGACTCTTTTTTCTTTTGTGAAATATAATCCAGAATGGGAAGTTCGGTTATATGTACCACGTAAACCTTCGAATAGTACAGGTAATGATGGTATTCATTCTTGGAAAGATCAAGTTGACGATAAAGATTACCTTAAACTCTTACCGAAGGAAGTAAAAATAATTAAAGCGGATTTTGCAAACAGCTTCATAGGAGATGACGCACCTGAAGCACATAGATCTGATCTGTTAGGGTGGCAAATATTATCTACCACAGGAGGTCTTTGGTGTGATATGGATATTTTATTTTGTAAACCAGTCATTCCAATTGATGGCTCTCAGGTATTTTATTCTCACGATACATTTATATGTTTTGACGACAGAACTCAGTCAATACCTATAGGATTCTTTTTCTCTAGTCCAAAAAATCAAGCTTTTAAAACGGTATTACAGGCAAGTAAGAGACTTTATGATAAAAACGATTATCAATGTATAGGTACTAAAGCCATATCTTCTGTATTTGATAGTTTTGAAGACTGTAAGCGAAAATTCCCTGGCTTAAACATTGCAGCTATAAATCACGACGTCGTGTATAGGTATGATTTTTTAAATTTAGATAAATTATATAAAGAAAATAATTTCTCTCACATACTTCATAGTCAGGAGAGTGTAGGAATTCACTGGTACGGAGGACATCCACTAAGCCAGGAGTTTAATAATAAAATTAATATAGATAATTATGATAAATTAGAACTTAATACTATTACTGCAGCAATAAAATATTTGAATATAAAAGAAAATGAGTAAAAAAACTATTATAACGGTTACTGGTATCAGGCCAGATTTTATAAGAATGTCTGAAATATTTAGACGTTTAGATGAAGATAAGGATATTAATCATATACTTATACACTCAGGCCAGCATTATGATAAATTATTATCAGATGTTTTTTTTAGTGATCTAGATATAAGAAAACCAGATTATAATTTAAGTGTTGGTGCTGCGGGAAGAGCACATTACTATCAGCAGGCAGCCCTTGGTCCAAAAATGATTGAAACTATAGAAGAAAATAACTTAAACCCAGATATAATATTATTTTTAGGGGATAGTAATTCTATTCTAGCATCAGTACCTCTTAAAAAGGAAGGTTATAAAATCGGTCACATCG